CTAAAATCGTTTACCCCGCTCCCAGTCGATAATATCGGACAGCCTAAACTGTAACTCTCTTAATCTGTGGCTAGGCTTTGGGAAGCCTTTTTTTGCTTGCTTCCCATCGCTAACCCATACACGTAATGTATGTGGCTGTATGCCTAGACGGTTCGCAAGTTCTTTTGTACCAATGAATGTTTTACTTTTTTTCTCACAACTTGATGTTTGTGGTGATCGTTCGTGGTAACTTACTGAATAATTAACCTTTACTGGTTTGATATTATTTTCACCATACGTCACTTATCACCTCCTTTCACGTATCCATTCTTTAACACCATTGCCGCAACTTCAGCGGGTACACCCAAAGACATAGCATCATCGATAATGGTGTTTAAATTTCCCATACTGAGACTTTCAACTGTTTTCGGCCATACATTTTGCGGGACGCCATAATAAACACAATCGGCTATCTGGCTGGTGGTCATTTGAATGATTTCCTCTATGGTAAAATTCATTCGTTGATAGCCGGCATCCCAAACAGCATTTGTTACATCACCCGGATCCCCACCTGCGTTTGTAATGATATTGACGAGGTTAAAATCAAGCGTTGTCATCTTTCACCTTCCTTGCGCGTTTTTTCTTTTTGGTGATCGGGATTAACTTTGGTGCAGCGATTTTTGGTGCTGGTGATAGAGGAGGGCATATACCCATCCTGATATAACAGCGCTGTCGAATTCCGTGAATAATTCGAGCAGTCCAATCGCAACCGTCATCAACATGGTGTACGGCTTTGAGGATTGGAGAGTCATATTCATTAATTTCGTGTTCAGTGTTATCTTGTTCAATCACTTGTTAGCCTCCTTGCAAATGCCTTTATAAGCCCGTAGAACGTGATTTGCCTTACCGTAAATCGTCGTCACTCGGAAAAAGAAACCTATCGTTGATTCGTGAACTGGCGCCCGAAGTAGGGCCATATCAATTAAGTGGTTTAGCTTTCTGCATTCGGTAATGAAAGACAGGATCACTACTTTGGCTGTGTTGCCTGTTTCGCTAGCGATATATTCAATTTTCATTTCCTACCATCCTTAATGCATAGTTGGCATAGCAGGGAAACCACCTTCGGATTCCAGTGCACGGATATAGTCATCATGAAGAATACAAAGGCCTTCACGTCCCATCGCTGATAGGCGTGGGCCATATTCAAGCGAGATATCAAGAAAGCCAACGTATGCTTTAATGGTAAAATCAGCCCAATATTCTTTGCCAAACTGTTCAACCATGATGCTTTCAAAATGGCTCATAAGGCTGAGCCGTAATGATTCAGGGTAGATACTTAGCGTTGATTTACCGTTGCTATAAATAGTTGCTAGGTCTGTGCCACCGTTCGGGTTCGGCACCTCTATTGTTCCGTTTTTATCTTGTTGCTCACGAATAAAGCAGGTGGCAACCACCCAGCGCCATATAGAAACACGCTGTTCAGGTGTTAGTGTGTCGGCCTCGTCAGCTAACTTACCCACCACGGCAGCAGCCAAATACAAGCCCTTTAGCAGCTCTTGGTCGTAGTGACCGCACTCGAGCGTCTTAACTGCGTCAGAATAAGAAATCAAGGTGCCATCGTCGGCAATGACGCCATTACCTGCATCAGTAAAATAAGCCATTATTTAGCCTCCGTTACTGGCGTTGCTTCACGCTGGTTCCAAACGAGAACGGCGGTGTCTTGATAATCTTCGGGCTGCTTGGTGCCACAACAATCACAATGAATCACAAACATATCTTCACCGTCCCAACCGGAATAATTCAATTCAACTTCATCATTGCCGCAGAATGGGCAGGGAAGTAGCTTAATTTGGTCTTTTGGTGGGCATAGGTTAATCTCTGCTAAAGTGCACATACCAAAACCAGCCGGAACTACTGAATAAAGGGTGTGGTTAGTTGATTTGATATCACTGTCACTAAGAATTTCTTTTGATTTTTCGATTGCATCAGAAACCCCGAGCGCTTTAATTTCCATTGATAATGTATGACGGTGTCCGCAAGGGTAATCACCTAAATAAGTCACTTGGTAGCTTGTCATTTCCATTTTATCCCCTTACTTTGAACCGAATAATTTTTTAAGATCAACATCATGAATTTCTAGCCAAGCTTCAGCGGGCCATGACTTAACACTACCGAACCGAGGGTCGGGTACTATCTCAACCTCAATCCCTCGCTCTTTGCACCACTTGCGCATCGGGTAAGGGCTATGTTTGATGCCAGTTGCATTCTGTACTGCGGTAATAGTTGCGTGTTTTACACTTTCACCCAGCCGTTCGGATAATTCGCGGTTCTGGCGAGTAGCGGCACTCAATTTTCCAAGTGCGGAAGCTTCACGGCTGCGACTGATTTGTGATTTAGTACGTTCAGCGATGTCGGCTCGCTCTTTTTCAGCAATGCGACCGGCTTCTGACTCCATAGCCATTTGAAGAATTTCCATTTTACTGAGTACAGGTTGTGAGACTGTTGGTTTAATCAAGCCTGTCTCCAATTCACGCCAGCGTTTTGCTATCTTATGGCGCAACTGGACTTTGTATCCCATAGTTAGGGTGACGGTTAGATCCTGGTCTAAGTCGATGGATTCAATGACATCACGACCACGATAAATACCTCGGTTTATAAAAAAGCCTTTAAAATCATTAATGTCCATTTTTGGACAATTAAGCCCAAGGTCGGTAAGCATTTTTTCTATATCCCGGACCACATGCCGATGCTCTTTTTCTGTTAACTCAGCAATCTCTCGGCTGTTCATCATTGGTGAGTGATTTTGTGCAATTAATTCGCTCATAATTAAACCTTCTTAATATCAATTTTTAACTTTTTGGCTAATCGGCGTTGCTGTCTATTTAATGGCATTCGAATGTCATCGCCGTTTCTTTCAAATTGGGATAGGTGTTTGCAAACATTGGCATAATCTTTAACTTCATTTCTTTCTAAACTAAGCCCTTGAGCAATAGTCATGCCTGCAATCCCCTGTTGAGTTCTACTGCGTTTTCTTTTACTCACAGTCCACCTCCGAAGTTTTATTAATATTTGCTTCCAGTAATTCAGCTTCTTTTTTAAGCTTATATTTCTCACGTGCCTTTCTGGCTTGTTCTGCTAATTCAGTCTCACGAGCAGATAAAGAATGGCGTAATGTATTATGTTCAAAGCGATATTCAGCCCATTTGCGAACAGCGTCGCTTTTAGTTAAGTTTTTAGCCTGTCCCCATAATTGAGCAGCTTTTGAGTAATCACCTTCACGTTCGGCTTCCGCTGCTTGATTAGCGATATTTAAATAAGTTAATTTCATTTATTCACTTCCTTTTGATGTAAATGTTCAGCAATGAGCAAAGTAATATCACTAATGAATTCCTTACCTTCATCAGTTAACTTTCCGTGTTTATTGTAAAAACTATCGTAGACTTCAATTATTTGCTGGTCGGTTGCTCCAGCTTCTTTACGACAGATGTTATTTTCATACAATGTGATTAATGATTGCTTTAATACTTCAGCATCTAAATCAACTCGGTATTTAATGCCATCAACAGTACGCTCGAATGTTGAAGCTTTCTTTTTTCTTTTTAGGTAATCAAAGGTTGCATCAATAAAATGTTTTCTTCTTTTATCTAATAAAGTTAATTTTTCCATTTTCTCAATCTCGAATTTAGATAAGGGGATTCCCTCAGCATTGACGCTGATTTAAATTTAATTTGGTTGTTTAATTATAAGTATTGAGCAGCCATTAATTTTTTATATACTTCATTAGCTACGATATCTGCATCTTTGCATTTATCTTTTGCTTTTTCGTATTCCATTTCAAGGCGTTTAATTTCACGTTCTTTTTTTAGCTTTTCGTTCAACTCAGTATATTTAGATTCTTTACGCTCCATGAAATGTTCTGTTGGCTCACCTCGTTTGTGTGCAATAGTACCGTTTTCAAGGGTAATATGTTCATCTTCATAGTTTGTTTCAATACCTTCTTCACGGAACTCACGTTCTGTTAGGATGCTAGATAATTTATTGAGAGCTGCACGCTCACTGAGATATGCACGTTTGGCGCCATTAATAATATACACAGGACGCTCGACAACCTGAATCTCAAATCCTGTTGCTAATTCAATTGCTTTAACCATGATTTTATTTCCTTAAAAGTGACAAGACACTTTGTTTAATTGCTGGGGATATTCCCATAATTTTTTTTGCTTCACTTGAGGCTTTCTCATATTTAAAAAATGAATCCACTAAATGATAGTTTTCACCGACTAGTTTATAAATGTTACATTCCCAATTTAAATCACCAGCGTAATCTTCTGGGATGTTAATATATTTTGGTAGTGGCTTGTTTTGAATCTTGCACAAAGCAATAACGTTATAAGTTGCATTATTCATAATTAATCCGTTTTAATTGCGTGCTCTATTCCTGCTAGGGTCGCGCTGGTCATTAAATCAATTTCATTAAGTAACCCAATAAATCTACCCGCCTCTTTAGGGTAGGTTGTGAATAGCTTATTTAACAACGGCTGCATTTCTAATTTTAATTCTCTGGTATACCTTTGAGCGCATAATGCGGTTTTATGTAAATTAGAATTATTGCCCTCAACAGGGGGTAACATTAAATTATGCATTTGGAACCTCGATATTTATCTGAGCTACATTGTCATTTGCCTTTTCGATTAACTTCAAAGCTGCTTCTAAAGTGTTTTCTATATCTTCATTGTCTAAGATGGCTGAGTTTAAAATAGTATTTATAATTGCTCTGGCATAAGTTAGTTTTGTGTTTGCAGAGTTTCTTAATTCAATGTTACTTGTCATTTCTTACTTTCCTGTTTCAATATCACAGACTTCGAGAGATACAATAACTTGAACACCGTGAAGCCAGTAATGTAAGTTTTCCACATCAATAATTTCATTATTGGATAAAATATTTAGTTTAATGTGATTAAGTAAGGTGCTTATTTCAATTAATCATCGCTCTCGCTTAGTTTTAAAGTTCGTTTTTCTCACACCTTCAATAAGCAAATTAATTTCATCTTGAACTGCATTAAACTTATCAATATTAAGCATCGCCCCCCCCCCCCCAAACACCTTTCTATTTCATCCTCAGCCTGACAAATTAACTCATTAGCAATGTGACGTTCTCCTGAATCCCTATTTAGAAATTGTGCTGCAACCAGAAAAGCTTTAACACGATGCATTGTGTCTATAAGCTGACTGGTATCAGTCGTTATTAATTTATTCATGTCCATTATCTCGTTGTGCATTTTCTTCAATTAACCAACCTGCTACAGGGTTTGATAGTTCATAAGCTAATTCAATTAAACTATCCATAATTGGATCACCTGCAAATTGACTGTTGAGTTGGAACAAGACCGCATTCAATTGGGCACTTTTTTTTGCGGCGACACTTAATTTAATTTCGTGTGACATGTCACGGCTCCTGCTGGTATTTGTGATGCCAGTGATAAAACATAATCACGAACAAGTTGTAATTTTGCTGATTTCAAATCCGTTGCATAAACCTCTTTGCGTTCGCCTTTGGCTTGTGGATCACTACGCTTTATAGCAAAGAAGCAGAACTTAAACAGACCTGTACGGATATCAGGTTTAACTAAAGTTAAATTTGGTGAATAATGTATATTCGGCATTTTTTAAACCTTAAAATTATGACGTGCTTTTAGTATTACCACTAGTGATAAATAAGTCAACACCGCAGGTGATATTATTTTATCACCAAAGGTTATATGTTTGATTTTGAAAGGGATAAAAAGTAAAAAAGCCCGGCGTATTTATCGCTCGGGCTTGGGGATTTGATGTGTTGGGGAGTTAAAACGTGTCGTCAGGCCACTGAGACTTAACTACTTTGCCAATAATATGGCAGTCAACTCCACAAGGTATTAGTTCATATCTAGGGTTCAGTGGTTCAAGATATGGTCGCCCCGCATCTCGAATTAATCGTTTAAATGTGAACTCATCACCATTCATTCTAGCGATACAGAAGTCCCCCGCATCAACAGGCTCTTCAGGATCAACAAGTATCAGCATCCCTTCAGGGAAGCTAGGGCGTCCACCTTGTGGCGCTGTCATTGAGTGACCTTCAACCTCTAACCAGAATGCGCTGTCGCTTGCTTTTCTAGCTGTAGGAATCCATGCAACAGCATCTTTTTTGGTGTAGGAATGTTCATTTTCAGTGAATGAACCCGCTTGTACCTTTGAAAGCAAAGGGTATTCGTAAGTATTAATAATCTGTTCTGAGTTTGATAAGACGGATTGATAAACCTCCCGAATTTCTTTAGCTAAAAATGGGCTTATGTCCTCAACGGGGACGTCCAATATTTTAGCAAACTTAGCTGCATGCTCATGATTAATGGCATTTACACCATTTAACAATTGAGCAACTCCGCTTTGTCCCATTCCAAGCATTTCACCAAGAATTTCTTGCGAAAGCCCCAGATCTTTTTTCTTAGATTCAAAAATAGATTTTAGGCGAATGGCATCTGCTTTCTGTTCATCAGTCAACGGTTTCTTTTTCATGTGGCAATAATATCACCTCTGGAGATAAAAACAATCACCGCAGGTGTTGATTATTTTATTATTAGCGGTGATAATCCTCTAAGGAGGGACGTTCATGGAAAAAATTGAATTGTCAGTATTAGTTTCAACGCTGGGGCAAAAAAAAGTTGCTGATTTGTTTGGTATTCAGCAAAGCGCGATTAATAAGGCCATAAAAACTAATCGAAAAATTTTCGTCATTAGAGTTGATGGCGAAGTCGTCGGCGCAGAAGAGGTTAAGCCTTTCCCTAACAAGCCTAACAGTGATTTTTATGCACCAGACACACAACATACCAATGCCTAAGCATTACTTTCCTGATGACACTAAGTGGATTCAGGAAATGTTATTGCAACTGTCACAGAGTGCGAGAAATAGGGCGCTGGTGGCTTATTCAGAAGTGTATCAGGAGCATTGGGAATTAGAGCCTGTTTCATATCGCAAGGTTAACAAAGCGAGACATGAAGCGAACTCAAGGCTAAGGCTGTACGTGAGACGTTATTCGAAGGCAATGCAAGGTTATACCTCAGCGCCGTTGTTAGTGTCGGATCGCCCAGCCAAGAGCCAAGCCCAAATTTGATGTTTCTTCAGGGTAGGTGCTCACAGGAATCACCGAATTGGGGCATGTCCTTGGAATGGGATCGGTGGGTGAGGTGATCACGATGGGTAATCAAAAAACACAATAGCGAATGATTATCAAAAGTGAATTTCAGAAAAAAACAGACAAAAACAGGGTGAGTGGGAAAACAGAGTAAATATGTACCCCCCTATTTTTTTCGACTAAATGAGAATAGTTATCATGGATAAGAAAGCAGAATGGATCATCAAAAAGCACCTTGCTCAGAGCGAATGGAAACCTGCTCGCATCATTTCGGATTTAGTAAAAACTGGGATGAGCAACGATGAAGCAGAGGCGTTAATGCGCGCCAATGCACCAGAGCGCAAAGAACACAAACCGCACAATAGTCACGCAAAACCGATACACCTTGACGATTTGAGCACTCACTACATTGTGGTAGGCGATTACGATTTATTGAGTCGTGAACATCAAGATGCTCTGATTGCCGCCGTTCGTAACAGCAAAGGTAAAAGTTCACTGAGAGACGAGTATGTTTCGGTGACACTATTCAACCTCGTCAAAGCTTACCCGGTTATCACCACCACTGAAGTTAACAAGTTCATCAATCGTGGCGCATTCATTGACAGCATTCCACTGTACATCGACGGTGAAACTTTCGACGGGGAACCAATGCCCTCAGCGAACAATGATGAAGTTAGAACGGTTTTCCGCGCCGTGAAGCAGTTGAAAAAAATCACCGATCATTTTGCTGAAACAGGAACGTTAGATTTCAAAAAATACTTAGACCGCGTTCCGACTGATGAAGATGTTGCTCGTGCGGTGGGGATCGTTATGCCTGTTATCCGCAACCCGTACTACAAAAACATTGACTACTCGAAATCATACGCGGATATGCCAGCACCTGAGCACAAGCAAGATACCAAGAGAATTATTCGTGAATGGAAGGCTGAGTTAAGCCGGAAGGGTGGCAAGAGTTTGTAGCGCTGTATTTGGGGATACGAAATGAACAAACTCCTGCCGTAGACAAAATCTGAGAAGAAATGGTCTAGGTCTGATTCTGACACAACAGACTGAAAAATGAAATAGTGAGGTGAAATCATGTTAACAATCACACCTAATTTTGCTCAAGAGCGCGGGCTCAGCATGCTACGTAGTGAGTGGAAACAACATAACTCTTTCATGGTTTACGCTCCCACAGGGGCAGGAAAAACAGGGTTAGCGGCGTTTTTGACAAACGGTTACCTCTCTCATAGAAAGAAAATAATGATGGTATGCCCCTATACGGTATTGATTGAGCAGACCGCTCAAAAATTTATTGAGTATGGTTTGCCTGAGAATGAAATAGCCTACATCTGGAGAGACCACGAAAAACAAGACGCAAGTAAAAAAATACAAATTGCCTCAGCGGACACGCTCATTCGTCGTGATTTCCCGCAAGATATTGATCTGCTGATTATCGATGAAGCTCATTTAAGACGTAAAAAACTCTTAGTGGAAATAGAACGCCTGACCAGTGAAACCAACTGTAAAGTTGTGGGGCTCTCTGGTACACCGTTTTCTCCCTTTCTCGGTAAGTACTATCAGAGTCTAATCAAGCCAACCACAATCAAAGAGTTGATCCAGCGTGGCGACCTCAGTAGTTATGAGTTTTATGCACCGACTAAACCTGACTTAACCGGGGTGAAGTCCGTCAGCAGCATGGAATATGGCAGCGATTACAAAGAGGAAGAAATTGCCGCCATTATGTGCGGGGCTGATTTAGTGGGTGACGTGGTAAGCAGCTGGCTAAAACTGGGTGAAAACCTGCCCACCATTTGTTTTTGCGTCAATGTCAGTCATGCTAATTACGTCACGATGGAATTTAACCGTGCTGGGGTGAATGCTGAGGTGATGACTGCTAATACGCCACATGATGAAAGGCAGGTGATGATCCATCGATTCGAGCAAGGCGCCACTAAGATTTTGGTTAATGTGGGCGTACTTGTTGCGGGTTTTGATAGTGACGTTAGGTGCATCATTTACGCACGACCCACCAAATCAGAAATTCGCTGGTTGCAAGCAATTGGGCGCGCCTTGCGTCCAGCAAAAGGCAAAGATAAAGCAATCATTCTAGATCATTCCGGTACGGTCCATCGTTTGGGCTTTCCTGATGATATCGAATATGACGAATTGCCGAGCAAAAATGACGGTATGAAAGAGGTTAATAGTTTTCGCGAGCAAGAAAAACGTGAGAAGAAACCGAAAGAATGTACCTCCTGCCACTACATGAAGCCAGCAGGTGTTTACGTTTGCCCTAAATGTGGATTTAAGCCACTCGCCGGGGAAGACGTAGAAGTCGATACGACACGCAACATCAAAAAATTAGGTAAGACTGAAAAAGTTTATACCCAGCAAGAAAAGCAAAGTTTCTATTCCCAACTTAAATATTACCAAGTGCTCAGAGCAAACGAAGGTAGACCAATCAATGCCGGTTGGGCTTATCACACCTTCATTGAAAAGTTTGGTGAAAAACCCTATGGGCTACATGACGCCCCGCAAGAAATCACCCCTGAGGTCAGTAATTACATTAAACACAAGCAGATTAAGTGGGCAAAAGGCAGAAAGAGAGCCCAACAACACATTACCAACATTAAAACTCAATTGAGTAACACACCACAGCAAGGAGCACTATTGTGAATACAATTGAAGCCGCAAAAGGGCATTGGGAAAAGATCCTCTCTTATTACGAGTTACCGCCGATCACTGGGAACAAGCATTACCCGGGAGAGTGCCCATTGTGCGGTCGAAAGGGGAAATTTCGCATTGACGACAGGGATGGAAGAGGGACATGGATTTGTACCTGTGGATCAGGTAGCGGCATACAGTTACTTGAGCGGGTCACAGGCAAGAGCTTTAAAACGCTAGCTGATGAACTGGATAGCATCTTAGGCATTGTGCGTGAAAAAGATGTGAATTATCCAGCCAAGGTTGATAGCACTGAGGATAATCGGACCCGATTTGTCAATGCCTATTCTCGAATGCCAAATTTAAAAGACACATCTGCTGCAAAGTATTTACAAAATCGTGGAATTTTCATTCTCCCCATGGATCAAGTCAGATTTTGCGCCAATCAGCCGATACACGGCTATTCAGGTAAGTTTCAGGCTATGTGGGCACTTGCAACCGACGCAAGAGGGCAGTTGTGTTATGTGCACCGAACGTACCTGCAGGGTGATAAAAAAGCCAATGTGACACCCGATAAAAAAATGGATTCACTGCAGGGAAAAAGCTATCTCCAATATGCAAAATCTGTCGCCATTCGTATGTTTCCTGTGAGCTCAACCTTGGGTATTGCAGAGGGAATAGAAACTGCCTTGTCGTGTAAACAAATTTATGGCGTCAACACATGGGCTGCAATGAACGCTGGATTCATGGAGAAATTTGTTGCACCCAAAGGCGTTAAGCACTTGATTATTTTTGCTGATAACGATTGGAGCGCAACGGGTGAGGCGGCGGCTTACACTTGCGCAAATAAAAACCTGTTATCAAATAATGATATCGAGAAGGTGAGCGTGAGATACCCTGATCTTGGTGACTTTAATGATTTATTGACCCAGGGCTGTGAAGCAAGAGAACGTATTTTTATTCGGAAACAGAGAGAGGCGGCTTAATGAAACTCGAAAATGCACTTAAAAACTTTCACCCTAAGTCACCTACATTCGGCAATGTAGCAGGTTGCACATCTCCTGATCGAATAACAGGAACAGATATCATGGCTGCTATGGGGATGACTGAATCACAGGCTAAGTTTGGCATGACGGCTTTTCTGGCTAAAAATGATGTCAGCGAAGAAGATAAGTTTTCTACGGTAGAGGCGCTAACTCAATATGCACTTAAAGTAGCACCTAAACTAGTTCGCAAAGCTGCGGGTAAAAAACTGGGTTACTGTTTAATTATTCTGGCCAAGATGGCATTTGAAGATTATGCTCGGTCAGCGGGTTCGGTTTGCCAGTGTTCAGCGTGTAGTGGTAAAGGGATGATTGATAAAAAAGTCATCACAACAAAGTACTCAACGAGGGAGGCTATTTTTCCATCATTTTCAAGGAGCCAGCCCAAGCGTTATACCAACACAGAACGCGATGTCGTGGAAACTGAAAAAGTAATCTGTGAGTCATGTAATGGTAAGGGGCAACTAACACACCGTTGTCGCTGCAAAGGGAGAGGCAAGGTATTAGATGAGATTCAGACTAAGCAGCAGGGCGTTCCCGTATTTAAAGATTGCCCCCGCTGTGCGGGCAAAGGTTTCAGGCGAGTACCTTCATCTATGGCGTATAATGCAATAAAGCACTTGGTACCTGACCTTAACGAAAGAACATGGCGTAGAAACTGGAAGCCATTTTATGAAAAACTAATTAGCAAATGTGTTCTAGAGGAAGGGATAGCTGAAATGGCTTTTAATAAAGTTATAAAGTAGTTTAATTAAGCTGGTGGTAAAAGTTGCATTTTGACCGAAACTGGCTTATTATCTTCTAATAATGGATATTCTATACCTAGTCACATTAAACCAATTCAAGACCTCGCTATGCGGGGTTTTTTATTTGCAATTAATCGTACGCCCTTTTTATATGTGTGTTATGGTGCTTAAGACAACATACCTCATTGCTATAAACAGCAAGCCTTGCAATCGCAAGTTTTTACCTAAAAAATAGATGTGGTATCAAAGGGTGAGTAAGCACCCAGGGAGTTACCTATGAAGTGGTCGATTATTTACCAGCGTGTACTGACAGTGACGCAAAATATAATTATCGTTGCCCTTCTTCTTATTGCTGTTTTTGCAATATTACATTGGCTTAGGTGATTCCATTCCGCCATTAACTCAACTGGAAGAGTATTTAGTATTAGCAAAACTAAGAGTCGGGGTTCGAACCCTCGATGGCGGATCACTTTAGATGCGTAGATTCACATTGGTGTAGCTACGTTCTAACGAGCCCTTGAAACTAAAATATTTGATCGCATAATATAAATGCACTGTATTTTTTGGACATGTTCATACCGGGTAAAGACCATAACTTAGCAGTGCAGCCCTGTCAGCAATGGCGGTTTTTTTATTGGCAAAAAAAGTTAACCACGAGTCGGTGTAGCAAAATAGCTTAAGACTACCAAGACCATGGGCAAGCAATACTGGAACATTGGTTATTATGTTGTATTGCTAATTTAACTTAAGCTGAGTGTAAAAATGTGATTTTGGTTAGGTGCTAATTATAATCGTTGTGTATAATCACTCCCTCGTAAAATATAATGGGGTGATCTATGAACTATTACATTAATACGATGATTGAGCCGCAAGGGGGGATGCTAATACATAAAGTGGGATGTAAAAATATGCCGGTGTCTTCAAATCGCCTATATCTTGGTAATTTTGCGAATGGCTTACAGGCAATTCAAGGTGCTAAAAATTCTGGCTATAGCCAAGTGAAGATGTGCACATGCTGCATCAGTACCTACCAAAAATAAGTCGCCTAGTGCGGCTTTTTTCGTATACGCCGCCACAGAATTCTAATCACACACACTTAATTGACGCATAGAGATTGTGCGCGGCTATCTATTAACTAAAACACAGGTGTTATATATGCCAAGTACCCTGACAGGAGTAGCCGTTAGTGCTGCGGGCGGTGGCGCTATGGGCGGTGTCCTATTGGGTGCTGATTATGGCGTGATACTTGGTGCGATTATTGGGGCATCTGCTTCTGTTATTGCATCTAAGGATAATAACCTTCAAAAGGTCATCCACTTCTTTTTGGCTTTAGGGTCTGGGGCGCTATTAGCTCATCCATTCTCTGAGATGGTGCAAGAGTTCTGGCAGAAGGATATAAGCCCGAAGATAACGGCGATTATCGTTTCTGCTTTACTAATTCCTATTCTGGTTTTAGGTGCCAACAAAGATAACCTTAAAAAGTTATTTGGTCGTGTAGGCGCATCTATTGATAGGAACTTCAGTAGCATTACTCAAGCCATAAAGGACTGGCGCAACAAAGGAGGTAACTAATGGAAACCTTCCTTGCTCGCATTAATCAGCTAATTGATTGGATGTATTTGAATCCTTGGGATGCAGCTGATGTTGGCTTAATGATGGCGTCAGCGTTGATAGTTTTCTTTTGTCGCTATGAGAAGCGAAGAGATTCAATAGTTGGAACGATTTTATTCATCTGCTGGATTTACCAGATATATGAGACGGTAATGGGTAAGCGGATATCGGCTCCGTCTGACGTTGTGTTTGATGGTGCTCTCTTCATCGTTATTTTCTCAGCAGGTGGCAACATCATGTCCATTGTTGTCATTAGTAAATTAGTGACCCGAATCAAATCAATCTGGCGGCTAGTTAAGTTGCCTTTTACTTTTATGGTGAAGAAATGAAATTAAGTGAACATTTCGATAGTAAAGAATTCGCATGTAAAGACGGGTGCGGAGCAAATCAAGTAGAACCCAAGTTGGTTGAAATTCTTGAAGGCGTTCGTTTGCACTTTGATAAGCCAGTGATAATTGTCAGTGGTCGTCGTTGTGTTAATCATAATAAAAATGTTGGCGGTGCACCTAAATCACAACATCTTTTAGGAACAGCGGCAGACATTAAAGTCAATGGTGTCACGCCGAAAGAAGTTGCTGATTATTTGGAATCTCAGTTTCCTGATAGCTACGGCATTGGTCGCTATAAGACATTCACGCATATCGATGTGAGAGGATATAAAGCACGATGGGGCAGCAACTAAAAATACTCACGCATCCGCTCACTGGTTGGCTTGCTGCATTTTTGTTTTTCTCCATTTGGATTCTATCAGCACTATCCCATGAGAAGCAGTTAAGCGACCAGAAAGACCAAAAGATTATAGAGAGTAACCGCATTGTATTTAATGTGTATCGGACGCTCTCTATATTTGACCGAATTTCACAAGCCAACGTCAAAGCAAAGCAATTAGAGGACTCAGAACATGTCACAGTTAAGACTGTTATCAAAACAGTGCTCAAAGACAATGAGTGCGCTAATACTGCTGTGCCTGGCGATGTTGTTAGTGAGTTGCGGAAGTACAAAAGAGGTATTGATTCCCGTTCAGTCTCCACCGATACCAGCACAATTAACCGCTGATTGTTCTCAGCCTGATATTCCTGAGAATTTTGTTTGGGGTGATATGCCGCAACTGCTAGTAGATGCGATGAACTCAATAGCAAAGTGCAACTTGGACAAGAAAGCAATACGGGAAATTGAACAACAAAGAAATGCCCCATAGATCGGGGCTAAATGAGAATAACTACTTATGAATGAGCGTCACTATACGTTAATCGTAAATGACCACAACCTTAAAAAGGTAGTAATCTCAAGCAGATATTACAAATATGAGCCTCGTTAAATGCGGTGCTTTTTAATAGGCAAAAAAATAGCCCACAGAGATTTGGGCTAAAAAGAACAGCGTTAACACTTAATATGATATCCATATAAAGCATAGTAAGTAATTTTAAATTAGCAATTTAGTTCAATAAATCTACGCAATGGAGAAATACCACAGCAACACAGGGCTTCGATAAACCAGAAAAATTTCGTGAAGAGTTGGATGAATGTATTCTGAAGCGATAAAAAAATCCCCTTCTATTAAAAGGGGAGTATTCAAGAGAAACTCATAATTATTGTAGGACCAGTCATCCTTGACCAGCGGCGAAATAATATCACTCTTTATTTCTTAATCCAAATCGGAGAGTCAATTAAATGAGTAAAATTGAATTGACACCGGAGCAAATCAAATCACTACATGAATTTTCACAAGAAGAGGGATGGACGTCTTACACAATTGAAGTAGGAGCTATCTGTGATGGTGACGACATTATTTATGAAGGTCTGATTGCTTATTCAGGCTCTGAAGATCATGGCGTTCTGCAACTAGAATAATTGTGAGCGAGGCGCTGTGTTGCCGCAGTCTTGTACGTTAACTGTGACCCGCGGTCTCTAAGCAGATAGTGTATGTTGAGAATCAAAAACAACGAATCCGAATGAGGATAGATTCATGCGGTAGAACGTCAGCTATTGGATAAGAAGCTGGGTGACTAATGGAGAGACATAATTTTATTTAATTCTACAAATGCTATTTATTGAGTTGCATTTGTTGGGTTTATATATGTTTTACATTCTACTGGGAAAATCAAACAAATGAATAATAATCAAGAAGGGGTAAGCTAAAAGCTTAACTATTATAGATTATTTTTTAATCGCAAACGGCAGTGTGTGATATTTTGCCCTGAAAATTTCACCTAAATTAAGACTTGTGTTTATTTATTTTGTCAAGAGGTGCTACTATTCACTTTTATTTATCACTTGATAAGGCTAGATAAATGAGGGAAATAAAGGTAGATAAACTTACGAATGGTATTTCTGCGACACTTAGGACTGAAAATCTTCAGGGGAATTCTCCTGTTGTGATTTTGTGTCATGGATTTGGTGGGATACAAGAAATATTACTACCTGCATTTGCAGATGCTTTTTTAGCGGCTGGATTTTCTGTAATAACATTTGATTATCTTGGTTTTGGTGTTAGTGATGGCGAACGAGGTCGTTTAGTACCAGCACTACAAATTGATAACATTGTTAATGTGATTGATTGGGCTAAGTCATTGCCGAGTATTGATAATACTAAAATTGCGTTATGGGGAACCTCTTTAGGGGGCGGGCATGTTTTTGGAGCGGCAGTTAAACGACCTGAATTGAAATGTATCATTAGCCAGCTAAGCTTTGCCGATGGAGAAAAGGTTGTGACGGGCAATATGACTCAAGAAGACAAGAGATCTTTTTGCTCAACACTAAATAAAATGGTTGAAAAGCGTGAAAACACAGGTAAGGAAATGTTTGTTCCTATTACTAAGGTGTTAAGTGACTGTGAATCAAAGGCATTTTTTGATGCTAATAAGGATAAGTATCCGTTAATGGATATCAAGATCCCGTTCCTTACCGTACAAGAAATGATGCTCTACAAGCCTTATGAAAGTGCAAGAAATATTAATTTACCTGTAATGATTGTCGTTGCGGGCAAAGATATAGTGAATCCACCAGAGCAAGGTATAGAACTATATAATGCCGTAGGTAGTGATGATAAATTATTATATGTTGAGGATGATGCAAGTCACTATGATGTGTATGAAGGGAAATGTTTTGATAATGTAATTATCCATCAAATAGAGTTTTTGAACAAATATCTAAAATAAGCATTCCATTTAAAAGTGTTTAAGATTTATGAAAAAGCCACCAGCTAATCATGGGTGGCTTTTTCATTTGTGGAGAAAGTCATGTCAGATAAAAAAGAAGTCACTGAGTTAAGTATCAAGGTATCAGTCGATACTACTGAGTTGGATAAGCTAGAAGCACAACTGAAGCGCATTGCAGGGTTAATGGTTGATGTAGGCCTAAAGAATAAGGCAGAGTTTAAGATTGATGTTGCCAGTGGCAACGCCGAATTCACAGGCATAACAACTGCAATAACCCAAGCTAAGGTGTTTGTTAATGACGTCTTCATTGATAAAGCAGTAGTACATGACGCTGTCTGTAAAGCGGCGAGTCGCGAGTTATCAAAAATTATGTGTCGAGTGGGTGATATGACATATATGCGTGATGGCTCGGTATTGCTTGGTTCAGAAGGATACATTGGTAAAGCAGACTCTGATGCTGCTATGGCTTTTAAATTGGAGTTATTAAATCAGGGATTGAAGCGATTAGCAGATAATACCCAAAAGAATCAAAAGCAAATGGAAGAGCTAACACGAGTGTTTAATGATGCTAACGCTGCTATAGCTGATAAGTTTCGACAGGTTTCTATTGATGCCATGCGTAACAGTTCAGGCTTTGCTTGATATGAAGAGACCCAATGTTTACGGCGGCAGATGGGCGAAGGTTAGGCTTAGCTTTCTCAACGAGAATCCACTATGTGTCATGTGCAAAGAGCAAGGGCGCATCACGGCGGCGACAGTTGTTGACCACATCACCCCGCATCGACTACGAGATGCGCTCACATCCGGTGATACCGAATGGATAGCGAAAGCCCAAAAGCTCTTTTGGGATAGAAAGAACTTTCAAAGCTTATGTGAGCCTCATCATAACTCAACCAAGCAACGCATGGAGAAGAGCGGTGTCGTCGTTGGTTGTAGTGAGGATGGTATACCACTTGATCCTAATTCACATTGGAATAAATAAAATGACTGAAACAAAGCAAGTGAAGTTATCCAAGCTGTTCAAGAATGGTAAGTGGATTGGTTACTGTCTAACAGTTGATGGTCAGATGCTATCAGCTCAACGTCAGTTAAGTATTAACAGCACTCCATTAGGTGCTAACAATTCAATTGATGTCGAGTTTGCGTGGCTTGAATCAATGGTCACAGATGCACCAGACATCCATTTGAAGTCTTAGCGGTATGGTTGGGGGTGGGGTAAAAGTTCAAAACCTTTCCTTTAAATTACCGACCGTAGTCATTAACGTGCACAACCGCGAAATGAAAAGTTTTTTTCTGGGAGGTTCCGATGGCAGGAAGGCGCCCGAAACCGACCCACCTAAAAGTGGTTACTGGTAATCCGGGTAAACGAAAACTCAATGACAAAGAGCCTAAACCCCGACGCGAAATTCCTAGCCCACCAGAACACTTAACCGACTGGGGAAAAATAGCGTGGGCAAAATTAACCTTGTTACTTGATGGCATGGGGGTTTTAACCATTGCTGATTCTTTGGCTTTGGAAAGGCTTTGCGATATCTACGCTGATATTCTTCAGCTGCGCGACACGATAGCGATTGAAGGTCGCACTTACACAACGAAAACCCAATTGGGTGATTTTCTGATTAAAGCACACCCCGCAGTCGCAATGCTGGGGGATGCGGATCGTCGCTTCAAAAGTTATTTAGTCGAGTTCGGTTTGACTCCGGCTGCTCGCTCAAAGGTGAAAATCGATGGTGGAGAAGAAGAGGAAGACCCGCTCAACGCGTTCTTCGGTTGATCCTGCAACGCAATATGCACAGGACGTCAACGAGGGGAAAATTCTTGCTGGTCCTGATATCCGAAACTCATGCGCAAGACACTTAAGAGATCTGAATGAAGCTAAGCAGCGAGGTTTAGTTTGGGACGTTGAGGCTGTTCAGCGTGCCATAGACTTTTTTGCCAAAGTGTTGAAGCTCAATGGTGGTGAGCATGAGGGTAAGCCATTTATTTTATTGCCGTGGCAATGTTTCGTTATTGGCTCAATTTTCGGTTGGAAAATGGAAGATGGCACCCGCCGTTTTCGCATGGTGTATGTCGAATCGGGAAAAGGGTCTGGCAAGTCACCGTTATCAGCAGGCGTTGGTCTCTACTGCTTAGTTGCAGACGGAGAGCCTCGCGCTGAAGTTTATGCAGCAGCTACCAAAAAAGATCAGGCAATGATTTTATTTCGTGATGCGGTTGCAATGGTTGACCAATCACCGGCACTCAGCCAGCGGGTCATGAAGTCTGGCGGTGCAGGAAAAGAATGGAACCTCGCTTTTTTAAAGGCTGGGTCGTTTTTTAGACCAATTAGTGCTGATGATGGACAGTCGGGACCTCGTCCTCACTGTGCGCTCATTGATGAGATTCATGAGCACAAAAATAACAATGTCGTTGAAATGATGCGAGCCGGCACTAAAGGGCGACGACAAGCACTGATATTCATGATCACCAACAGTGGACATGATAAAACCAGCGTGTGCTACGATTACCATGAATACGGTCGAAAAGTCGCTGAAGGCTCAGTTGAAGATGACAGTTTCTTTTCTTATATCTGTTCGCTTGATGAGGGTGACGATCCTTTTAAGGATGAATCGTGCTGGGGAAAAGCTAATCCCTCTTTAGGCTATACCTTCACTGACCGTTATTTACGGGAGCAAGTGACTCAAGCTCAAGGTATGCCAGCTAAAGAAAGCATTGTCCGCCGTCTTAATTTCTGCCAGTGGGTGGATGCAGATAATCCGTGGATCAATGGTGATACGTGGATGAGTTGTGAGAAAGAATTCACATTAGAGGACTTGCAAGGCGAGGAATGCTATGGCGGACTTGACTTATCAGGGACACGAGATTTAACCGCGTTAGCGCTTTATTTTCCTCGGCTCAAACATCTGTATGTCGAATTCTGGACACCGAAAGACACTTTAATGGATAGGGCTAAAACTGACCGCGTTCCTTATGATGCGTGGGCTAGAAAAGGCTTCATTCATACCCCTCCTGGTAATGCAGTTAAATATGAGTTTGTTGCTGAGCGTATTGCTGAAATAACAACACACGTGAATCTGCTCACCATTGCATTTGACCAATACAGAATCAAATACTTAGAGCCTAAATTAGATGAGGCTGCAGTTACCGTTCCTTTGGTTCCTCATGGGCAAGGTTATTACAAGGCAAAAGATTCAGGCTTGTGGATGCCACACTCAATCGAACTGTTTGAAGGGTTAATTGATGACCAGGTCATCGTTATTCATGCAAACCCCTGTTTGCGGTGGAACGCGGCATCAGCCGTAACGGAAGCAGATCAAAAGGAAAACCGCATATTTGCGAAAAGGAAGAGTACGGGACGTATCGATGGTGTTGTGGCTTCCGCAATGGCAATTGGTGCTTCCGAGGGTGAGGTTGATGATAATGGCAACCTTGATGATTTTTTCTCTAATCCACTGAGTATGTGATGACAGATAAACAATATTCAATCGATTTGCGCACTAACAATAGTTGGTTTGCACGTCTGGCTTCCTTCTTTGTTGGAGGGAGACTTGTCACTCCCGATCAGGGTTCGCAAACGGGTCCCGTTTCGGCTCAAGGAACGCTGGGTGACTCATTGATAACCGATGAACGTATACTGCAAATATCGACAGTTTGGCGCTGTGTCAGTTTGATATCAACATTAACGGCTTGCCTGCCACTCGATGTTTTTGAAACAGATCAGGTAGGCAATAGAGCTAAAGTAGATTTAAGTAATCCATTAGCGCGTTTACTTCGTTATTCACCAAACCAATATATGACAGCTCAAGAATTCAGAGAAGCAATGACCATGCAACTTTGTTTTTATGGCAATTCTTATGCTTTGGCTGAACGTAATCGCTCCGGTGATGTGATCAGCTTGCTTCCACTCCTTTCAGCAAATATGGATGTGAGAATGGAAGGAAAAAACCTTATTTATAAATATCAAAGAGATAAGGAGTTTGCGAAGTTTAAACACTCTGAAATATTCCATTTAAAAGGATTTGGTTTCAATGGGTTAGTGGGATTATCTCCAATTGCACATGCATGTAAAACGGCAGGAACTGCCGTGGCAATGGAAGATCAGCAGCGTGAGTTTTATGCGAATGGCGCTAAGTCTCCAAAAATACTCACTACTGGCGATAAAGTGTTAAGTAAAGAGCAGCGAGCACAGGTTGAAGAAAACTTCAAAGAAATAGCTGGTGGGCCAGTTAAAAAGCGGCTGTGGATATTGGAGGGCGGCTTCAAGGCAGACGATATTGGTGTGAGCCCTCAAGATGCTGAAACTATGGCTTCTCGTAAGTTTCAGGTTAGTGAACTTGCTCGATTTTTTGGCGTTCCTCCTCATTTGGTTGGTGATGTTGAAAAATCAACAAGCTGGGGGACGGGGATTGAACAACAAAACTTAGGTTTTCTTCAATATACATTGCAACCATATATCTCCCGATGGGAAAACTGTATAGCGCGATGGCTTTTAAAGCCCGGTGATGTTGGTAAATATCATGCTGAACATAATTTAGATGGATTGCTGCGAGGTGACTCCGCTTCCCGCGCAGCATTTATGAAAGCGATGGGTGAATCAGGGCTACGTACTATCAATGAAATGCGGCGACTTGATAACTACCCACCTCTTGAAGGGGGCAATGTTGCATACCGACAAGCGCAATATGTACCAATTAATCAACTTAGCAAAGAGCCTCACGAAAGTGGGGCTTAATTATTTATGGGGGCGCAATGTCCGATATCAGAAAAACACTCGCTTTTGATGAAGCGGAGATCAAATTCTCTGGCGATGGTACGCAAGGTATTTTTGAAGGGTATGCTTCAGTGTTCAGTAATACTGATTCAGACGGCGACATTATTTTGCCTGGTGCATTCAAAAGTGTGCTAGCAAACCAAAAACGCAAAGTCGCCATGTTTTATAACCATCGCGCATGGGAACTGCCTGTCGGCAAATGGGATCACATGGAGGAAGACTCAAAAGGTCTACTTGTTCGAGGTCAACTTACTCCTGGTCATAGTGGCGCCCAAGATCTAAAAGCCGCTATGAAACACGGTACTGTAGAAGGTATGTCAGTCGGTTTTGGCTGCGTTCGTGAGGATTTCGATGTGACTTCCTCCGGTCGTATTTTTAAAAACATTTCCATGCTACGGGAAATCAGTATTTGTACTTTTCCTGCTAATGAACAGGCACAAGTCTCGTCACTAAAAAGCGTTGATGGCCTGTCCACTATTCGTGATGTTGAAGATTGGCTGAGAGAGTCAGTGGGTCTATCAAAATCAGAGGCGCTTGGTTTTATCTCTCGCTTCAAATCAGCTATTCGGAGTGAGTCCGATGGCACTCAAAAATCTCAAGTAGATTCCATTATTAACCAAATTAATTCATTTAATCTGAAAGGATAAATTATGTCTGATTTAACCCAAATTCAAAAAGCCATCGAAGAGTCACAAGCTAAAGTCAAAGAGTTATTTGATGAGCAGAAGAAGCAAATTGAAGAAACAGGCACCATTTCAAAGCAGTTACAGAGCGATTTAACCACGGTTCAAAACGAACTGAAAAAAGCGGGGGAACGCCTGTTTGATTTAGAGCAGAAAGGCGCAGCGGGCGCGGATGATCCAAATGCTAAAAAAGACTTTTCTGAGCGTGCATCAGAAGAGCTCATTAAGTCATGGAATGGTAGCGCGGGAGCCTATGAAGTTAAAACATTCAATAAGTCACTGGGTAGTGATGCGGGCTCGGCAGGTGCATTAATTCAGCCAATGCAAGTGCCGGGTATTGTTATGCCGGGCATGCGCCGTTTAGTTGTTCGTGATTTATTAGCGCAAGGTTGCATTTCCAGTAATTCTCTGGAATATGTGCGTGAAAAGCTGTTTACCAATAGCGCAGCACCCGTAAAAGAAAAGGCTCAAAAGCCTGAATCTGACCTGACTTTCGAAAAACAAACCACTAACGTGATCACTATCGCGCACTGGATTCAGGCGTCACGCCAAGTTATGGACGATGCGGCGCAGCTTCAGTCTTACTTGAATACTCGTTTGTTATATGGCTTAGCGCTAGTTGAAGAAAATCAACTGCTTAATGGTGATGGTTCAGCGGATAACCTGACAGGCGTTAACCAAGTCGCCACAGCGTACGATACTACGCTAAATGCTACAGGGGACACGCAAGCTGACTTGATCGCCCATGCTATTTATCAGGTAACAGAGTCTGAATTTAGTGCATCGGGGATTATTTTAAACCCTCGCGACTGGCACACCATCGCGTTAATGAAAGACAAGGAAGGTCGTTATATTTTCGGTGGTCCTCAGGCATTTACCTCTAATGTGATGTGGGGCTTACCCGTTGTGCCAACAAAAGCACAAGCACAAGGTGAGTTTACGGTTGGTGCGTTCGATTTAGCATCTCAAGTATGGGATCGCATGGATGCCACTATCGAAGTGAGCCGTGAAGACCGTGATAACTTTGTGAAAAACATGCTAACCATTCTTTGTGAAGAGCGCTTAGCGTTGGCTCATTATCGCCCTCAAGCCATCATCAAAGGTTCCTTTGCTGCCGCGGAAGGTAAGTCAACTAAATAATAAGGTCGGGGTGGGTAACTACCCCGTATTACTTCAATGGATATCTTAGATGTTATTCCGCTTTCACTGTTAAAGCAGCACATTGAATATGATGATAATGATCGTGATGAGCAGATTACATTTTATGCTCAGAGTGCTTTGGATTATTGCCTAAAATGGTGTGATGAACCCGCATGGAAAGCACCTGAAGATATCCCTCATCCCGTTAAATTGGCGGCACTATTAGTTCTCGGTGATATGTTTGAGCATCGTACGAGCCAAAGCGAAATCCAGTTGTATGAAAACAAAGCGGCGGAGCGTTTATTGTTTCATCATCGAAATTGGCGGGGGGGAGAATGAATCCGGGGAGACTGCGTCACAAAGTAACTTTCCAGCGTAGTGAATTGGTTAAATTACCCTCTGGCGCTCGTGAAAATCAGTGGGTTGATATTGCTACGACACGCGCTGAAGTTAAGCCAATCTCAGGGCGCGAGCTTCTTGCATCGGGCGCCGAAATGTCAGAGGTAACGGTTCGTGTTTGGATGCGCTTTCGGCGTGATATCAATTCAACGTGCCGCATGGTTTTTAACGGGCTCAACTATGATATTCAGTCCGTTATTCCTGATGTGAAAAATACCCGGCTTGAATTACTGTGCAAACAGGGGGTTAAGACTGATGGATAATTTTAATATCGATTTCAGCGGCTTTCTTGATATTTCTAAGGATTTAGAGTTACTTAGTAAGGCTGAAAGCAAAACAGTTTTGCGCCAAGCCACTTATGCGGGTGCTGCTGTTTTACGTGATGAAGTGAGAGCAAAGGCACCGAAACGCACTGGAAAACTAGCCCGAAATATTATGGCCAGCAGCCAACGTAGTCGCAAAGATGGGGAAGTCTCAGCTGGCGTCTATGTTCGTGGCAGTAATCAGGAGGGTACTAATAGCGACAATTCGATGAAAGCTAAGGATCCGCGCAATGCCTATTACTGGCGATTTTTGGAGGAAGGGACTTCAAAGATGCCACCGGTACCGTTTATTCGACCTGCGTTTGATAGCAAAGCGGATGAAGCTGCCAGTGCTGCAATCGAAAAGCTGAATCAAGCTATTGATGGAGTGCTCAATAAATGACTGATGCTGATTTGTTCAAACTCTTAGATCCTGTATTGCCTAATAAGGTGTTTCCGCTCGTTGTTCCGCAAGATGTGCCAGCCACCAGTCCGCCATGGTTAATATTTTCATTCTATGAAGTTGATGAAGATGTGTTCGCGGGGCAGGCCGAAACGATGACCAACATTCAAATTGATGTTTATGCGAAAAGTCCCGATAAGGCCAGTGAATTACGGGATAAGGCATTTATGGCCATAAAGGTATTAGCACCGACAAATGTCTCTCGAAAATCCGATTATGAATCCGACACGGCTCTATATCGTAAAACGTTAGAATTCCAAGTTTGGAATTAACGCCTCATTAACTCCATCAACCACCTTCGGGTGGTTTTTTTATGTCTATAGGAAACTGATATGACAAGTAAACATGAAAAAACGCAAGGTACAAAAATCAGCGTTTCTAAATTGGCGGCAACAGATATTACTGCAGTCGAAACAGATTCATTGCCAATTGATTGCACAACGAAAGAAGTTAGTTTCACTGGGGGGCAAAAAGCGGATATTGACGTCACTACGCTTTGCTCAACGGAGCAGGAAAATATAAACGGACTCGCGGCTCCTGCGGAAGTCACTATTGGCGGTAACTTTGCGATTGATGAAGGACAAGATGTGCTACGTCAAGCTTATGACAGTGACGCGGTACATGCCTTTAAAGTTGTATTTCCTTCTGGAGCCGGTTTCGCCTTCCTTGCTGAAGTTCGCCAAAATAGCTGGTCAGCATCGACAAATGGTGTTGTGAGTGCATCCTTCACCCTTCGCCTTAAAGGTAAGCCTACACCATTAGTGAAAGGCAAGGTGGTGGTTCCAGCAACGCAATCATTATCAACAGGAGGCGGTAAGTAATGACTAAAGCTAAAAAGTCTAATTTACGTGATTTAGCTCTTAGTGCCTCACAATCATTCCGGACTAAAAAAGTGCGTGTTCCTGAGTGGGACTGTGATGTTGTACTGCGTGAACCATCGGTCTCTATTTGGTTGAAATGGCTAAAAGAGCATCGCGATCTGGGTGATACAACAGAACTCAGTACGGAAGACGTTGTGCGGCGCAACCTTGAAGCGGATGTTGAGTTCTTAATCAACGTATTACTTGAAGAAAATTTAGCCCCTGTTTTCGTGCCAGAAGATAAAGATGAAGTGCTGAAAATCTATGGTCCTGTGCATGCTCGTTTGGTCAATCAAGCCTTTCAACTGATTACCAGTACGAATGAAGCAGAAAAAAAGTCCGTGAACCTGCACTAAAATTCTTGCTCACCCTAGCATTGCGGCTAGGGAAAACCCTCTCTGAAATCGGTACCATGCCTGCCAGTGAATTACAGATCTGGTGGGCATTTGATTCAATAAATCCCATTGGTGATTCACGCCTAGATGTGCATGCTGCGCAGGTTACTGCTGCGATTTTTAACGCACAAGGGGTAAAAACTACCCTGAACGATACATTGATACAGTGGGATGCGGAGAGCGTGCAGGGGAAAGAGCACGACAGGACAGGGCTAGAAGATTTTTTTACCTCATTGTCTGAGTAGAATGCATTACCTGTAGGGATCCTTATGTCAAAACTTCGTGAACTCATTATTAAAATTTCAGCTAACTCAACAAGCTATCAAGCTGAAATTGCTAAAGCCTCCCGAACAGGTAATGAATACTACCGAACCATGGGAGCTAATAGTCGACGGCTGGAGCGAGATCTACGTGCTCAGCGTCAGGCATTGACCGATATTAATAAACAACTCGCCACGGTCACCAGTACGGCAAAAATGATGTCTGGCGCGCTGGCTGGTTTCTTTTCTGTATCAACTCTGATCACTGCGGTAGATGATTGGGGGCAGATGTCCGCACGGATCAAGATGGCGTTAAATTCGGTTGAAGGTGATGTTGGTCGCTATGAAGAGCTTCAGCAGCGTTTTTTAACGGTGAGTAACCGCAACGGTAAGGCAATAGAAACCACTCAAGAATTGTATGTTGGCTCAGCCACAGCGATGAAAGAGTTAGGCTACTCTACGGCACACACACTGGATTATATTGAATCGTTATCATCTACATTCACGGCAAACGCCACGAGCGCACAACAAACGGAATCAGCATTCACAGCACTAAATCGCGCCATGGTCACCGGCACTTTGAAAGGTAACGACTGGCATTCTGTGCTAAATGCTATGCCTTCTGTGGTGGGTGATATTGCTAAAGAGCTTTCACGCATGCGGGGTGGAGTAAAAGTCACTGAAAATGATGTTAAGTTGATGGCCACTAAAAGTGGTATCTCAATGCAGTTGTTTGCTAACGCAGTGATTAACGCAAAAGAGGCTAATAATGCGTTAGCTGATAGCATGGATAATACAGTTGCGGACGGCTTCACTAAGGCAACGAATGCGGCTAAATCTTATTTTGGTGAGGTAAATGCCAGCTGGGGTATCACTCGGTCAATGTCGGCAGGGTTAGCAACTTTAACCGAAAACTTTAGCAGTTTTGCGATAGCAGGTGCCGCGATTGGTGGTATTGGTTTATCTCGTTACATGGGTAACTTATCACTGAGTGCTTATGAAGCGGGTAAAAACATGCTCGTTACTGCGAAAAACAATTACGTTTTGAATGCAGCGCAAGCCAAAGGGCTGGAGACTACTCTCGCTAAAATTCGAGCAGAGCAAGCGTATGCTGCTTCTACCCAGCAATCTCTTGGAGTTCAGCTTGTTGCAGCAAAAACAGAAGAGCGTCGAGCAGCAATAAGAAGGCAGCAAGAGGCTAACTACGCGAAAATTATTGCCTTAAACAAATCAGAAGAAGCAAGTGTTAATCAACTAACTGCAGCACAAAATCGCTTGAATTTTGCAGCTAGGGCAGCAAGAGGAACATTAGCCTTACTAGGCGGACCTGTCGGTGCAGCCATGATGGCAGGTGGAGCGTTATTTTATTTCTCACAAAAATCAGATGAAGCAAAGGAAAAACTTGATAGTATGCGCGGCTCTGTTGTGGAAACAATAGAGCAGCTGCAGCAGTTATCAAAAATTAAACTTGAAATAAAGCTTGATGATTTAGGGGATGATATTCAGCTACTAGAAAAAGAACGCAAGCGATTATACGGTGAAGCTCAAAAATATTCTGAAACTAGAGCTGCTGATATGCAGACAATAAAAGATAGCGGCGGCTTTGGTGAATGGATTGCTAACTCATTCGGGAATAGTCCTGATGAATTCCTTCAAAACAGAAGAAAGGTTCTGGGTGATTTGGAGGATATAAACAAAGATATACTAGCTAAGGAAGAAAGCCTTAAAAATGCTCGAGACGCTTTAGCTAGTGGTAAATTTGATAAAAAACCAGAAGGGACTGGAGGGCTTCCTCCGCCAAAATTAACAGGTAGTGCTGATAAGGATAAAGACAAAACCAAAGCTGTTAATGATTATCAGCAGCTCAGAAAGTCTATTGAGTCCGAACATTTTTCAAGCTTGCAAAAAATTCAAGCGAGTGAGAAGGAAAATAGTGACAAGTTAGCTGACCTTCACAAAAAAGGCTATGTCAGTCAATCAGAAATGCAGCGGTTGATTTTACTTAATGCAGAAAATCACCATCAAAAACGCCTAGAGCTTGCTGAAAAGTATGATCCTTATGCCGCAATTATTCGCAAAGAAAAGGAGGCAGCAGGGGAATTGAATGAGCTTCGTCAGTCAAAGTTATTAAGTGAACAGCAGTATTATTCCGCTAGCTTGCAGTTGCACAATGATTATACCAAGCAAAAATTAACCGAGGAGGCTAATAAAAAGGCTTTACCTAGTTATGATCTTGCAGGTGAAATTGACCCTGTTGTTAAGCTGCAGAATCAGCTTAATGAGCAGCAAGCATTGTATGAGGCGTATCGCAACAATGATCTAATCAGTCAGGAGCGATATCAGGAACTCATGATTGCAGCAACTAATCGCTCAAAAGAAGCGCAATTAGAAGCAGCGAAAGAATTGTATGGTGCTCAGGGTAACTGGCAAAAAATTCAGATGAACCTATTGGAAACCGTTGAGCAGAGAACTAGCAATGCACTAACAGGTATTTTAACCGGTTCCAAATCCTTCTCTGAAACACTTCAGGAGCTTTCAGCATCACTGGCGCAATCCATTATTCAGGATTTAATCCGTATTGCTATGCAGGCGATGATCACTAATGCCTTAACAGGATTATTTGGTGGGCTTGCTGGTGGCGGTACGTCTGGAGCCAGTTCCGCTGCTTCTGGTTCTGGCGCTATGGGTATGTCAACGGGGTGGCAAAGTTATGTGCCGAATGCTAAAGGTGGGATGTATAACACTCCTGGCCTAAGTGCTTATAGTGGTCAGGTTATCGATGCCCCGACGTTTTTCCCATTTGCTAAAGGTGGAGTGCCTTCGTTGGGATTAATGGGTGAGGCGGGCCCAGAAGCCATTATGCCTTTAACTCGCTCCAAGGACGGCTCACTAGGTGTTCGCGCCCAACTTCCTAAAATTGATATGCCAGTTAATGAAAAACCTGCTGGTAGCTCAGTAATTCAGCAAGAAATTCATGTGCATGGTAATGGCGATGCTGCGCTTGAAGCAGCGTTAAGGGAGGCTGCTCGGCAAGGTGCTGAGGAAGGGGCTGCTAAGGCAGAGGCTAGGATTATGCGAGATTTTCAAACTAACGGTAAGCTACGCAAAACACTAGGGAAATAACTATGGACATTTTAACATGGCCTAAAGAATTGGAGCCGTCATCCCTTGATTGGCAGCTGATTAGCAACTCTAAGACGTTTGTTTCTGTTTTTACTGGGAGCGCACAAACAGTGCGTTATCCCGGTAGTCGATGGCGCTGTGATTTAACCCTCAATAATTTAATAGATGAAAAATCGCGGTTACTGGAAGTTATTCTGGCGCAACTGGATGGGGAGTCAGGTCGTATTAAATTGTTTGATTGGGTAAGGATGGGCGCTAATGAAGTCGGGGAGCCCATAGTCAGTCAGCCAAATCAAATGGGGCGTACCTTATTAACCAATGGCTGGAAACCAAATTCGCTGGTGTTAAAAGCGGCTGATAATATCACGATTAATCAAGAGCTTAAAAAGGTTACTTCTGATGTAATGAGTGATGCACAAGGAAATGCAACTATCTCATTTTCCCCAATGCTACGTTACTCTCCTGCGATAGGGGATAAAATTGAGGTAAAAAATCCCTATGGTATTTTTAAGTTAACTGACAATAATCAAGGGCGATTGCGTAGAACACCGGGGGTATTTACGTCCACTACACTTTCTTTTGAGGAGGCACTTTATTGATGATCTATCATCCTTTTTCAAATGAAATGACTCAAGCAATTAATGATGGTTGTTATGTTGTCGCTGCTGCTAAGCTTGATCTCAAATCTGGCGTAACACGAGTGCATACCGCGACAGGTAATTTAGTTATTGCTGGTGAGGTATATCAAGGTGTAGGCCAGTTTGGTGCGATAGAAACGGTATCAGAAGAAAACACGACGGGCCCACAGCAGCTTATTTTATCGCTCAGTGGTTTTGATTCCTCATTACTCGGTGATGTGATGAATGAGCGAAGCCGGGGGCGTGACGTACGGTTAATGATGGTGGCGCTTAATGAAGATGGCAAGCCTATCCTTGCTGAGGTGTTATTTGCTGGTCAAATTAGCAATATTGGTGTGAGTGTGGGTGATAAATGTGAGGTTGCAGTCACGGTATCAAATCGCTTTGAGCGTTGGTCTCAAGGATTGCCTGATAGGTTTACTGATGAATCATGGCAAAAGCGACATATAGGCGATCGTATATTTCGCTATGTCGCTCAAATGGCTGAAAGGGCAATTTACTGGGGAAGCAAAAAAGATGCGCCAGTGTTTATTTATAAATAAGCTGGTTAGCGTGTTATCCTTATTATAAAACTATAATGAGGATAATTTGATGAGAAACATTCTATTTTTGATAGCTTTATTTTCTGGCTTTTCAGTAGCAGGTGAGAGTAATAGCCAAAAACAAGAGTTTTGGTATGAAGGGTGCCCTAAATATACAGATGAACAGTTGGAGCAATTGAGAGGCTCAAAGGTAGCGTCAACTGAGGAACTGCAAGCGCATAGTAAAAAAGATCTTGAAGAATTTTCGAATAAGACCGAATGTGACCTCATGAATTTAAAAGAACGCCGAAAATATTTACTTGAAAAATTAAATAAAATGGACGAATCAGCTAATAAATAAAGCTAATCTTAAACTTGAAATGAACTAACCACCTTTATGGGTGGTTTTTTTATGCCAGGAGATCATCAAATGCGACATCCTAACTGGACAACCAGACTCCCAGAAACCTTACAGAAAGCAACGCAAAAGCCATTTTCATGGGGGCAGCATGATTGTTGTTTATTTGCTGCCGATTGTGCTGTTGCCATATGCGGCATCGATATCGCAGAAAAGGCGCGAGGCAGATATAAAACCAAAGCTGGAGCAATGCGAGTCTTAAAGTCTGAGTTCGGTGACTTGGAATCAGGGCTATTAGGTTTCTTTGCAGAAATTGAACCTGATAAAGCAATGCGTGGCGATATTGTCATGTTTAATGGCGATGACGGGAAGACGCTTGGCGTTTTATGGGCAAATAAAGTTTGGGCGGTTACTGAGTCAGGAGCGATGCCAGTCAATCATCAACCTATTAAGGCGTGGAGAGTGGAGTAAATGGGAAAGACGGTTACTAACATTGTTTCTGCGGGTCTAATGGTTGCTGGTGTTATTGCTACAGGTGGATTAGGAACCGCATTAATAGTTGCAGGGATCGCGGTTCAAGCTGCTGGTGCATTTATTTTTCAAGATAAAATACCTTCAATGCAGTACCGTGATCAATCCGAGCGCAAGCAAATGTTGCGCTCCTCAACAGCACCAGAAACCATAATTGTGGGTAAAACTGTATGCTCAGGGCTGCTTTTTTTCGCAGAAGAAGAGCGCGGTAGCCAAGATGAGAATGAGCGACTATTCATGGCGTTAGCACTCGCAGCTCACAAGGTTGATCACATTGGTAGGATTTGGCTGAATGATGACTTGATTGGTACTTTCGGCGATAAGGCGGGTTATGAGTTTCATAACTCCCGGACTGATTGTGACCCATACATGCTAAAGAATGCACCATCATGGAAAGAGGACATGATCGGGGATGGTTTGGCATGGTTACGATTAACACTGAGATACGATGCTGAAAAATTCCCGTACGGTGTGCCAAACGTCAAAGTAGAGGTTTGGGGTAAGCAGCTATTCGATCCTCGCACGAATAAAATAATCTGGAGCAACAATGGGGCTCTGGTAGTTCTCGATTTTTATCGTAGTTATCTTGGTGTGCCTGATGCTGATATTGATTTTGAATCATTCAAGGTCGCTGCAGATCTGTGTGACGAACAAGTCGTTAGCCCAGAAGGCGTTGCTGAACCACGCTACACAATTAATGGGGCCTATGAACTTTCTGAATCTCCAGCATCGATACTCGATCACATGCACAAATGCATTGCAGCGGAGCCGACCTATGTAGCTGGAAAGCACGGGATTTTAATGCAGGCTTACAATGGTCCTGCAGTATTACGCATTGAACCGAATCAAATCATTGATACCGTTAACATCACGCCGGAACTGGCTTTACGCGATGCCACTAATGCGATTTATGGGACGTTTGTTGATGCTGAACAGTTGTACATCAAAACTGACTTTGAGCCTGTCATTATCGAAGAATGGATTGATGAAGATGGGTTAGAAATCAAAGAGAACATGGATTACAGGTTTGTTACTAGCCCATACCAAGCCAGCCGATTAGCCAACCTCTACTTACGTAAGAAGCGAGCTGGGCGCCGAGTTCAAATTAAAATGAACATGGACGGCTATGCATACCGACCAGGAGAAGTGATTTTATTAAATCTTCCCCATATTGGCATTCAAAATCTTGAGTTTCGTATTGCAGAATGGAAATTTCACCCGCAGGAAGGAGTTGATATCCTCCTCGAGGAGGATGGCGCTTATATTTATGAGGATGTGATCGGCAAGCCATTTGTTAGACCACCGTTTACTGTATTGCCGACGGGCGGCGTGGCGCCACCGTTAAACCTTGCATTTGTGCCAGTTAGTATCGGCGAGATTGTTCAGGGATATCTGAGTTGGAAATCAGCTGCTGCAGATGTTCGCTACAATACAGTGAACATTATACAAGATGGAAAAGTGGTTCAATCAATTCAGGTGCCGCAAGATAGGGTCGATTTGTCAGGACTTGTTCGCGGATCCTATCGCGCTGAAGTTCGTTCAATTAATGCCGCTGGCGCCATGTCTGCACCTGCCATTATTGATTTTGATATT